GCCCACATATCTGAGCCCTGGTGTTTATCCAAGGGAAATAGACCTTAGCGCAGTCACTGGCAACGCCGGACCACTCCGTGCGGCATTTGTCGGCACCGCCAAAAAAGGTCCTATGAACACTCCGACCTTTGTGACAGGTGCACAACAGGCGATCGACATTTTCGGTGAGCCGTTTGTCGAGAGCTATTTGATGTATGCGGTACTCGCTTACTTGGAAGAGAGTAATCAAGCGTACGTCATTCGGGTCGGTATCGAGTGCCAAGACGGCCAGCCCGACGAACTGAATGACATATGCATCGATACATCAGGGAATCGAATCAACGGCTGGAGTCGAATCCCGGTTTTCACTGGGATCGACTACGGCAAGCTGCAATTAAGAGCAGTATCTACATCATCTCCTGTGGTGTTTCACGATGCTGGTGTCGAGAATATCGATTTTACGGACGTAAGTGTCTCAATCACAGAAGGGCCGACCGACGCCACACTGCAATTTACCGGTGAGACCGATTTGAGCGATGGTTATACCGGCTGCCTTGATGACACTTTTTCTCTGTTCATCACCGGAAGACCAGACGTTGGGTTCGCCATCAGTGGCGCTACATTCCAGTTGTTCCGCAGCCGAGATAGCGCTTTGATGGCCAGCGGCGTTTTGTCCGAGAAGGTGCCCGGTACCAGCACCAACATCGAGATCGGTGAAGGGCTTGTTTGCAATATCTTGGTAACAAGCGGTCGATTGGACACCAATGACGTGTTCTCTTTCACTGCTAAGCCGTACAATAGAGCATTCGAGGTCGAAGTTGAAGGTGCCGGTGGCTCGTACATTATGCCAGCTGCATCTTATACAACGGCAGCTGATCTTGTCGACGCAATCAATTTGCTGATCGCTGTCGAAGATTACGTCGCCGTTGTTAATAGTGACGGTTATCCAGAGCTTCGCACCAAGGTTGCTGGCCATCGCATCCAGTTGACCAGCTCTTGTGCCTTTGCAAAGGAAGTCGGCACAGAGCAATACGTCTACGACATTCCGCGTAGCTTCCTGATTGGGACCGATGCCGAGCCATACTTCATCAACAGCCAAAGTAATCGCATCGCGATCGATGTGATTCCTGCAGACAGAAGTGCGACGGTTAGCATCGCTTTCACGATCTTAACCGGTACGAATCTATCTGCTGCAACAATAGCTGCTGCGATTAACGGCAACGGCGTATATGCTGGCGACACGTACTTCACGTCATTCGCAATCACAGCCCCCGGAAATATCCAGCACGTTGTGATTGTGACGTCTGATACGCATCAGCTTGATCAACTACAACTCAAGGCAAGCTATTCGAACCTCAAGACTTTGATGTTCGCAGAAGAGCTTGGAATCCTCTCGCCTTACACAAAGGCATATCGTGGGTTCTATGACAGCCGCGTTTCTCTTCCTCCGACTGGTGAAATAACGCCGTCTGTGCCATTGTCTTGCGAGTTGGACCCGAGTGGTCCAGAATGTGCTTTGGACGCTGCGTACTTCCACAGCATCGTCGGTTGGTTTGTGGCGACAAGTGCTGGAACGTGGCTTGACGGCTATACTCTGACGCTTTCGCTGCAGACACAAATTGCCGGTAATCCGGCCGCACGTTACCAATTAGTCATCACTGATCCGAACGGTGCTGTTGCCGATAACGTTCAGAACATCAGTTTCGACAAAACGGATGACCGTTATGTCGGCAACGTTTTGAATCCTGGCACTTCTTACGGTGGTGCTAATGGCAACGATTTCATCAATTGGGAAGATCGACCAGCGTTCTTGAACAACGATGAACTCGATCCGAGCACTTATGAAATCAGACAACCAGCTCAACTTTCACTACATGCGTTCAGCGGTGGTGCCAATGGTATCCCGGTTGATCCAGCATTTTCGAGCGAGCTCGATGCTGCGATTATTGGAAATCCGCAGGATTCGAGCGGCATGTATGGTGTGCAGAACTCCGAAACATTCGACATCAATTTGCTCATCATCCCAGGCATGACGTCTGGTGCTGTGATTGGGCAGGGCTTGCAATTGTGCGAGAGCCGTGGCGACGTTCTTTACTTGGTTGATCCACCTTTTGGACTCCGACCACAGCAAGTCGTCGACTGGCATAACGGCATGTTGCTTTCTGACTTGTCGCATGCCATCAACAGCAGCTACGGTGCTTTGTACTGGGGCTGGTTGGAGATTTACGACCAGTTTAGCAAGCAGAATATTTGGGTTCCGCCATCCGGTCATGTTGGCTCGGTGTTCGCTCGAACATCGAGAGTAGCCGATCAATGGATGGCTCCTGCTGGTATCAATCGCGGCAAGTTGCTCACACCGCTTGCTGTTGAATACAACCCGAGCCAAGGTGAGCGTGACTTGCTGTATGGTAGCGGCAATGCCGTGAACCCGTTAGTTGCGTTCCCCAAGGATGGTATCGTGGTCTTCGGACAACGGACACTACAACGCACTGAGACAGCCCTCGATCGGGTTAATGTGCGTATGCTGTTGATCTATTTGAAGAAGAACCTCGTACAGATACTTCGGGCTTTTGTGTTCGAACCGAATGATGCTACGACTTGGGCGCAGGTCCGAACGCTCATCAACCCGTTTATGGCCGATATTCAAGCTCGTCGTGGATTGGACGCCTATAACGTGATATGCGATGAATCCAATAACACGCCACAACGGCGTGATATGAATCAATTGTGGGTGTCGGTATTCATCAAGCCGACGCGTGCAATTGAATTCATCGTGCTCAACTTGGTTGTCATGCAATCTTCGGCATCCTTCAGTTCCGAGGAAGTTCTGGCAGCAGGCGGAGTCGTGGTGAGTGGGAGATAGTCTGACGATGTGGCGGAGAGGGCCAGCGAAAGCTGGCCCTCTTCGTATAAAGAATCCTATTACACATCAAACATAAGATATCGGCAACGACCTTGCCTTGACGAAGGAGACTAAGATGCCCGGATTCAATATTTGTGGAACTGGTAATGGCCCAGCCGCCAACCTGGAAACTCGCAGAAAGCACCGTTGGGTTTTCCGTACTCTCGGTAGTGTGAATCCTGCAGCTCTCCTTGTTTTGCAGTCGGCCTCGCGCCCGAATTTCAAGTTCGCAGAACCAGAAATGCACCACGACCAGGAAGTAGCTTACTTCGCCGGTAAGCAAACCTGGGAACCGGTTAGCATGAAATGGTATGATGTCGAACAGAATCCAGACGTATCTGACACAATCTACCAATGGTTGCGTACGGTCGTCGACCTGCCCACGGCAACTGTCTATGCTCCGTCAGTTTATAAGCAGCAAGCGACTTTGGAAATGGTCGGTGCTGCCGGTAATACGACAGAAACATGGATTATGTGTAATGCGTGGCCGAAGGAAGTCAATTGGGGCGATCTCGATTACACAGCGACAGACATCGTAACGATTGAAGCGACGTTACGATATGATCGAGCCATCAAAGGCTAACACTACTGTCGTTTAGAATAACAGAAGGCCAGCAATCGCTGGCCTTCTTCGTATATATGGCATCCATATCAAACTTAAAGTAGTAGTTAGCAATATTCACTATATGATTGGTGGTTGCCTTGCCAGGATTCAACATAGGCCAGAAAAACCAGCAACAGCAGCCTGGGGCTACTGTAGAGACAGCACGCCAACATCGTTGGAAATTTGCTACTCTCGACGCCCTCAAGGAAATATTGATTTATGCACATAAAGCCGGTAGGCCAAAAGTAGAATTCGATAGAGCACATCTTCATCATATACAAGACGTTCTCTTGTTTCCAGGTAAGCAGAAGTGGCTGCCAATAGATATTAGCTTTTATCATGTGATAACAAATACTGATGCAGCCTACCAGATTTATAAATGGTGGTCAACTAAAGTCATCGACATTAACAGATCAAGGATTAATCTATCAAAGCAAACTTGCACTCTTGAGATGTTAAATGGAGAGGGGACTTCAATATATCGCTATACTATGTATGGATGCTGGCCGTCTAAAGTGACTCCAGATGAGTTAGACTATACCTCATCGAAGATAAGCGAAGTCACATTTACGTTAGAGATGGATAAATCAAAGGAAGAGAACCTACAAGAGAAATAAATATGCCAGGTTTTAATATCAATGGTGTTGGTGACGGTCGCTCGGCATCGAATCTAAAACCGGTATATGGATATACATGGGAAATTGATAGTTTGTTTGAAGATCCAGGAAATACGACAGCATTGCTTGCTAAAGACGCTACGCTTCCTACTTTCAGCATAGGTAAAGAGACTGTAGATGGATCATCTCTTACCTATAAATATGCTGGTATGGTTACTTGGGAAGATGTCAGAGTGACATTTTATGATGTCATTCTGGCCAGCGATTCACCGGGCTCTTCTAACACAAAAGCATCTAAAATATTGAAAGATTGGCGTGAAAGAGTTTGGGCACATTCTACTGGCTTAAAATCGCCGAGCGAATACAAAAAAGATAGTAAGATAACCACTTACACATTAGATTGGATAAAGAATGTGACATGGACTTTGCGTGGTAGTTGGCCGAGTATTGTTAAGGAAGGCGATCTGACTTATACGAGCACAGACATTAAAGTTATCGAGGTCACTATATCATATGATTGGGCTGAATCCGACGAGTCTAACTCGAATTAATGCAAGCCGTTCTACGAAGTAGATATAATTTAGAAGCGTACCAATTATCAGAGAGGTATTTATGCTCGACGATCGCACAGAAGATACTGCTTCGGCTGATGCAGAAGCCCGAAAAACGGAAGAACCCAAACAACAAGTTAAGTCGTTCGGGGATTCCCCGACAGCCGAGATCGCACAGTTGGTCGGTAGTGCTGCGTCTGACATCGATATTGTCGATATAATTGCACGTGCTACTCCTGAACAACTTATCCCCTGGGAAGAAACCACCCTGCCAAGTAAAGGATTATACTATGGCTGGACATCTGGTGTAATTCAAGTCAAGGCTTGGTCGGCTAAGATAGACAAAATATTGGCGACAGCAAGACTTGCTCAAACTGGCCAATCGATCGACTACATGCTAAAGGAATGCTGCAGATTTCCTGATGGATTTGATATCCAGGATATGCTTGTTGGTGATCAGATTTATCTTTTGTATTATCTGCGTGGTATTACACACGGCAATGAATATGAGTTTGTAACCACGTGCCCAAATCAACAATGCCAACAGGTAGCAACTCATTCTATTGATCTGAATGAACTTGTTAACACTATAGTATGGGCAGATGAATCTCTAGGTTCAGAACCATTCAAAATCGAATTGCCATATCTGAGCAAGACTGTTGGTAGGTCAGTATCAGCGTCGATCAGATTTTTGCGGGTTCGTGACGCGAGCCAAATTCAACGCGCAAAGAAAGCACAAAACATTATTGGTGGCTCTAATAGAGCTAAGATCAAGCCCAGAGATAGGGTGCCGCAGATAGACAGAAGCCGAGAAGAGGTTACACTTGACGATATCGTCACACAAAATATCGAAGTTGTGATTGTCGATATCATGGGAAACACTGACAGGTTTAAGATCAAAAGCATTGTCAATAAGATGCATTCTACTGATCTTGCTGTCATTAGAGAATGGCTCCAAGAGCATACTCCTAGCATCGAGACGATGATAGAGATGCAATGTGCGAACTGTGGTGAAACACATCGCGCTATGCTGCCTATCACCGAATCCTTTTTTCGCCCGCAGGTCTCACGAGCAATGTGAAAAAGAATGGAACATGCTGATGGAGCAGCAGTTCATGTTGCGATGCGGGGTGGGTGGGACCGGTGAACTTTCTCTCTTCGAGCAGAATTCCATGACTGCCGAAGAACGTGCTTGGTGGGCGAGCAAGCTCGAAAAGACTGCTGAAGAACGCAATCGTAAGGCTGCGGGCTCAACGCCTAATCTACCGCACCAATAATTTATTTGGGTCTTCAGCCCTAGCAAAGATATTGAAACGAGGTGAAGTATGGCTGTATATCAAAGAATCTCTGCTAGGCGTGGTAACACAGTTCAATTAGATACGCGATTCTTGCGAGGCGGTATTCCTACTGCCCCGTACGCAATACGCAAAGTCGACATATACAAGACTCAGATAATCCCAGCAAATCTGATTGCATCATTCATTGTCGTTGATCCATGGGAGCCGAATTATCCCTCTCCTGTTGAGTATATCAGAGGTGATACTCCGGATGGAGCGTGTGGCACTGAAGGCGAACAAGGAGCAATACTGCCTGGTGAATATCGACTATTACTTGACATCCCAGCAGATGCGGCTGTTCCAGATGTCTATTTTGATGTCTGGAGCTATATTCCTACAGACCCTTGCACTATCGAAGAATTCGCCGGTTCGTGTGTTATTGGCACTGACGGGTATACAAGATATCCAGATCTAAATGATCCAGCGCTGAGCGGTTTAATTTTACAGGCATGTAACAAATTCTGGGTATATGCTGACGATTGGGATGTACAGGATTCGCTGACATCAATCAGATTGGGCTTCGAACCGCTTGATCAGAAATTCAACCAGCCGGAAGTTAGACCATTAGAAATTGGCATCATGCCGCTGCCATTATATGACTATGATTTCAATTTGGTAGCACCAATATTACCACAGCTCATTGGTACGATCACGATCCAGACAGAGAATAATGAAATATTGGTTGAAGAAGAGCCACTAACAATCGGCTTGCGACAAGGGTCATATCGTTCGAATCCATATGTGTTTAGATATATGGTTGATACGACCAAATTTTTGAAAGGGACTTATCAATATAAAATCAATGCCACGCTTCCAGACGGTTCGACACGATGCAGCAAGCAATTTATCTTGACAATATCATAAGTCCAAATAATGACCATACCGCCACCTTCTACGAAAATTGGATTAACAACATATGTCGAGGTGATTCAGGTCACACCGTCGATCAGCAAGTTCACTATAAGCACAGTGATATTAGGAGCCTCTAGGTGGCAGAATCCTGGCAATCGATTCGATGTGATGGGGGATGGCGTTGTCGATATTAACGACTACAACGCTATAGCTAATTATATTGCAGCCCATGGTGCCGGGCCGTTGCCGAAAAACAAGCCAGCGAATCAGCCATATGTTGACGTAAGTGGCGATGGTATTGTTGATAATCGTGATATCACCCAGCTTCTTGCCTATATGCAGAGCAAGAAGCTGATTGACACTACGCAAATGCCTGAGTATGGTATTACGGATATTAAGCTAGAGCGTGATTTAATCGACCCCACTACTGTCGCAACCGCAAAGGATATTGCTGCTAAAAAGAACATATTCCCAACTAGCGATTATCTAGTCTTTCAGCGCGACTTATCAACTAATGATCTGACTGAGATTACATATTCAACACCAGTTGCTAGTCGAGACAGTCTTGTTTTTGTGAATAAACAGGTTATTGTCCCTGTCCACCCATTTACGCCTGGATGCTATAACGATTCGTGTGTTTTTAGACTAATAAAAGCTCGAATCGCTGCGAGCGAAATACTACCGATACGATTCAATAAGGCTGTCACCACGACAGGAGTCATAGTTGGTAGTGGTCTGCCGATGCCGGGTATGGACACAAGCGATATGCCTGCACAGCCAGTAGTGGCGGAGCAGGTTACGCCGACCATCACATATGTGGAACAAACAACCGGCGAAACCACTACAACTCCAACAGAGCCAACACCAATAGATATCGAGCCGCCACCGGTTGTAATTCTTGATATATTCCCGTCGCCATGCGTCATTATTGGAGAGATAAAGCTTGTCTGCATGTCGACTGATGGTAGCGGTAACGCTGAAACAGCGACCTGTACCGCGAAGATGACTTCAAATACAACACCAACACCATATGTAGTTAGTGCAGATAGCGAGCGATCAGAAAATAATCCAACGCATCTTGGGCAATATGTTTTTAGATCATATCGCTATGGCGTGCAACAAATTGAAACAACGCTTGATCCAACTACTTCAGATTTTTATCACTGGATTGGCGGCGATTATGAAATAAATTGGGCATTAGCTGGCGGCGACGACCCAGCTCGTATGGCTGGTTTTATTGATCCTAGAACGATACCTGGTGCTTATCTGATCTGTATAGAGGATCAACCGCCACCTCGTGGTTCTGTGTTTGATGCATGCGTTTTAGTTCGTCCTTTACCTGATGGTAAAGTTAGCTGCTTGCAGAACGGTGAATCAGATCATACATATACGCATAAATTGTTTGGCCCAGATGGCAATGTAGTCTTTAATCCGTTCGTTCATGGAAATGCTTGGACGACCTGGGAAGAAGCATCATTTTTCTGCCCGGCGTGGAAGGCATTTAACAGGTCGAGTCTTGATGAGAACGACATGTGGGCCAGCCAATCAACGCCATTCCCACATTACCTGCAGTATGATTTTCATACTCCTGTAGTTATAAACAAATACGCAATACAAGAACGCAATTCGCCTAATTTTGTGGGTTTCCCGAGAGATTTTTCATTACAAGCCTCAAATGATAATGCAACATGGATAACTCTAGATACCAGGGTCAGCATTAATGCACCAGGACCGGCGTCTTGGAGTAGCTACTTCACGTTCAACAACGGCACGGCATATCGATATTACAGATTAAGTGTTACTGCTGTGACTGGCGGTGGGACCGAAACAAATATTTCCGAGCTTAAGCTGATTTGCGTTTCTGTTGACGGCATAAACAATGCTGCAACGAACGCTTGTACTTCTATTATGGCGTCGAATACGGTACCAGAACCGAATGTCGTTAGTTCTACTAGTGAATATTATTCAGAATACCGCTCAACATATTATTCTGCGTGGAAGGCATTTAACGGAACGAATCTTGGCGAGTCTGATAGATGGATAAGTGCCACGTCAATCCCGCCTTGGTACATCCAATATGATTTCGGCGTTGGTCGCGCGGTAGCCATAAACAAGTATGCTATTCAAGAGCAGAACTACAATGGCACTACTGTTGTAAACGGCGAAATCATAAACGAACAGAATTACAACAGCGGCGACGGATTCCCGCGTGATTTTACTTTGCAAGGCTCCAATGATAATGCAAATTGGACAACTCTCGACACAAGGGTCAATATCGAAGCACCAGGAATGAATGCCTGGACTCCATATTTTACATTCAGTAATGGAGTGGCGTATCGATATTACAGGATCAATATAACATCTGTTAATGGGCAGCTACCAATGCCGATTACAGGTACGACATCGCCGACTGATTGCACTATTGTTGTTAGTCCGAATGCTACTGTACGCAACGTAGTGATCACCCAGTATAATGAATCCGAACGGACTACTCCTGTGTTTCAGACGGCAGGGCAGTCGCAAACAACCCTTTATTCTAATCAGGATCTGGTTATTACATTCAATGCATACGATCTTGAGAAGGGCGTCTATTCAGCATCGTTGTGGTTAGACGGTGTTCGGATACCGATAACAACTGGGCCGCATACTGATACAAGCGTTGGCGGTGTCAATTTTGGCGTAGCTATAGGAAAACGTGCTGCAGGTACTCATAGCTACACTATAGTAGCTATAAACAATGATGGTGTTTCAACAACACCACCATACACTTGTTGGTTCACTGTGTTGCAGGGTGGAGCGTGATATGACGGTACCGACTAGACAAATTGTACAATCACAAACTTCTGTAGTGCAGCAGTATCCAATTTCGTTCAATAACAGATATATGCTCACTGGGTTTGTGAGCGCTAGCTTGATACCGGGAACACCTTTTGTTAATATGTGGGGCAATGTTACTGTAGCAAGCCTATTGGTTACTGATAACAAAGGCATCACGTCTAGGATTAACAGACGGCTGCAAACCCTAAACCAAGATAATGTATCGGTTGCTTACGACCAAGAAACATTAGATTCTGTATTAGCTCTGTTGCGCATCTGTCGTTGGCCTGATATTGACCATTACAAAGCGTTTTTGATAGATGCGAACAGTTTGTATCCATGTACTGTAACGAATCTAGAAACCAATCAATGGGTATCACAACCACTTGAGATCGACATCGATCATACAATATTTACAACGCAATATGCAACATGGCAAATCCAACAATTAGAGTATGCCGGATATGATTTGCCGCAGTTAGGAGAAATATGGAGCGGTGGTTTAGTCCTCGGTCTTAAGGAGACGATGATAGATCTTGGTGCCTATCGCACCCAAGATGTTCAATTTGGTACGTCCGCTACGATTCCGACATATATCGAGAAACTGACAGTTACACTGCCTGTTGGCGGATATCAATACCTACGTGCGGCTGGATATAATACGCCATTTGTTAGAGCTGACATGCCTTATACACTGGAATGGCATAGTGATTCGCCCGATGTTGTAATTACCGATCTATACTGTAGAGACTTGTGTTGCTCGGGATGTGATGGGTCTTATTATGGCAGTTTTCCTCCATCAGGTTCTGTTGTTGTTGACGGACATCCAAATGGAACTCAGCGTTTGTGGCTGATTAAAGGCAAGGACGCATCTGGTGCCGTCATTACACAGATGTGGTTCAGTGCTGTCGCAACTTGCCCGAGAAGATTGACTTATTTTGGTGATTTCATAGAAGATTGCAAATTACCGCCGTCGCCGCCACCACCGCCGCCGCCCCCATCGCCAACGCCGCTTCCGCCGCCTCCATCACCTTCGACAAGCCCGTCGCTGTCACCATCGCCATCTAGGTCATCTTGGCAATCGCCATCTCCCTCGCCTTCATCTTCACCGTCATTACTATCTCCGTCTATATCGCCGTCGCCGTCGCCGTCACCATCGTTATCAGCATTATCACCATCACCATCTAGATCGGCCTCACCATCGACATCTAGATCTCCTGTTGCCTCGCCATCAGCATCTAGATCTCCGTCTGTTTCACCGTCGCTGCTGTCGCCATCTCCGTCGCCATCACCGTCGCTGCTATCACCATCGTTATCGCCATCTATTTCGTTGTCTCCGTCAATATCACCATCACTTTCAACATCGCCATCGCCGTCAGTAGAGGTGAGCCATAATTACGGTAGGCCCCGCATTTCTGATAATGTCAGCGGCAGGTTTGTGATTGTTTGGGAAAACAACGATAATGCGTCCGCGCCTGTTGTGATGGCACAGGTTTTTACAGCAAATAATACGCCGATAACCGGTGCTTTTATAGTGCCATCATATGCTGACAAGACAAGCCGTACTCCAGATGTAGCAATGGCACCAGATGGTACATTTATGGTTGTTTGGGAGGGGCCAGACCTGGATTTCGCCACCGGCATCCAGTGTAGATCATATGATGCAAACGGTAACCCAATATATAATCCAGTATCTGGAGATAACGGGCAATTCCGCATTAATGCACTTGCTGATGCTGTTTATTATACGCCAGCTATAGGTATGCGGTCAGACAAGAGTTTTGTAGTAGTCTGGTCGGAATACTATCGCATAAGCACTAATAATCCTGGAACTCGCGTTTTTGGATCGCGACGTTATGCTGGCGGCAATCCAATGAGCGGGCAATTTCAAGTAACACCAAATAACCCAGGAGGTTATAACTATAAAGTCAATCCAGATGTTGATGTAGCTGATAATGGTGATTTTACTGTCGTGTGGGATGAAGGTTGGCGAGATTCGCAAAATACGTTCCAAGTATTTGGTATTCGTTACAATGCTGCTCAAACTCTGATCACAGGTGAATTCAAGATAAACCAGGTCAATTCTATGATGGACTGGGACGATATGATGTCGCCTAGAATATCAGTGGCACCTGGTGGTTCATTTGTCGTTACTTGGCAAAAATATCCAAATTTCACCGGACCTGATTATATAACCCCGACTCCAACAGGCGGATTTGCTGTTATGATGAGACGTTATAATTCTGCTGGTGCAGCACAAGGTGGTGAGGTTCAAATAAATCAAGGCTTCTTAACCGCCTATACGACGCCACGTGGAGAGAGCGGTTACATTTACAACATTCATCCAGATGTTGCTTGCGATAAAGATGGTAATTTTATAATCGTTTACTATGGAAGCTTTTCTAGAGAAGATAAGCGTGACGATCCTATTGATACCAGCGCCGCTATATGGGCTCGCGTGTTTAATTCTGCTGGTGGCGCATTGACCAATGAATTCTCAGTCAATAATTATCAAATGGCACATCGTGCTATTGGAAATCAGCAATACCCTGTTGTGACTCGTTCTGCTGGTAGCGGCCAATGGACTTCTGCTTGGCAAGGGCCGCAAGGAATTGCTCCAGACGGTGGTCCTCTTGGTATTTATCATTTGCAGGTAACATCAGATCCGAGTGATGCAAGACGACAACCACTACCATCGACATTTTGGGTATTAAACGCACCACTTTCTGGCAATTATCCTCAAGGATCTAATGTTACTGTTTCTTGGTATGCAGATGGCATACAACCAGGCTATTCTGTCTGTTTGTGTGTCACTACTAACTCTGGATGGGGAGGCACGCCAATATGGATCTCAATAGGCGCTATTGCAGCTACAAATGGTTGGGCTAACTGGGTTTGGAATGGCCGTGATACTGGCGGCAATTTAGTCCCCAAGGGCACTTACTATATTGCTGGCTACATATGGAATGGAAGCAGTCCGACGTATGCCCATGCGACAACTACATTCATAATTAGCTAGTTCTGTGTTGTATTTCACACTAAATGCACGTCCCAATACCAAAAGACAAAATATCTGCTTGGGTCTATAAAAACTTCCCTGACTGCAAACCAAGGAAGGGAGGCGACGAGCTACGCATTAATAATCCTTTCGATGGTGATGATGGATACCATTTCAATATTAGCGTAGAGAAGGCTTCAGTTCATGACTGGCGTGGTGATTCGTCGTGGGCTGGTGTCAACCCAAATACTGGCAAGATAAACAAACGAACGTTCTTAAGGTTCGTCCAGCAATATCTGACTCTTAAGAAAGGAAGCTGTTCATTCTCTCAAGCCGTCCAGGACGTTTTGGGAGCGTCTTCCGGTGCTCGTGCGTTATTTAAGTGGCACAGAACACGTTTGATGCCAGAACTCAAAGAAAATGCCTCTCTTGCTCTTCCAGAGGGTACGGCAGAGTTTGGTGAAACACAACCTAAGTTAGTAGCTGGCCTTATAGCTTGGTTGGCGAGCAGAGGCGTCGATGCCAGGAAAATCAGCAAATATCAAATCAAGTATAGCGGTCTAAACGTAGTATGGCCGTACTTTGAGTACGATGAGCTAGTCTATTGGCAAAGTAGATCGCGGCTTAATAAGAAATTCATGTTCCCGCCCGAGAGTATTGGCGTAACTAAAGGCCAATTTTTCTACGGATTCGATCAAGTAGAGCCAGCTAGTTTTATTATTATAGTTGAATCGATTTTTAATTGCTTGACGTTAGAAGATCAATGTCTTGCTTCTGGCGGTTCATCGCTAACTGAAACGCAAGCCAAAAAGATACGACTGCTTGGTCCAAAAGACGGCATCATTCTTGCTCCAGATAATGATAAAGCAGGGATAGAGAGCATATTTTACAATGCTACGTTATTGCAACCGCTTAATTATAAAATCTTCTATGCTTTACCGCCAATCGTAAAATTACCAGACGGTAAAATGAGCAACGACTGGAACGATCTTGTAAAAGTCGCCAGTCTGTCAGAGATACGACAGACATTCGAGAAGAGTGTGAAACCGCTCAATATACAGCAGCGGTTATATCTTGAGAATAGATTGAGGAATATGGCGAATGTCGTGCAACCCAAATTGCTTGGGTGATTCTAACGTCCGCTTTTCGCGGCAACTTCGCCCATTATGGACAGCTTGGCTTGCAGTTGTCCGATCTTGACCCCATTTTCTTCGGCATCGCTGTAGCCGTGGCCATATTTTTCTTGGAGTGATCGCAAGATGACGCTGATTTCTGCGCTTGTAAGATGCATACTTATCTCCTACGTAGACCGTCAATGATCCACGTCCCTAGAATCAAAACAGACATAGCTCCGATGAACTTTTTCGCAGCACTGCGAATACTAAGCGGATTGTCGGTGGATTGGTATTCGCCCAAAGCTGCATCAAGCTCTCTTGACAACTTTCGCCAAGCCGGATCACCTTTTTCATGTAAGTGTGTGAAGAGCTTTTCGTCTTCTACTAATCTCACACGTAACCGATCGATCTCTTGGCGGCATTCAGATAGCCTGTTTGGTGAAAGCCTGCCACTCTCTGCTTTCTCTTGCAGATCCCCCAGGCGGGTGGCAATCTTATGATGCTGAATATACCGCCGTCTCAATTCTTCATACTTCATCGTGCTTCCCTCTAAATATTATAGCACGATGAAGACAGCATTTAATTTGTTCGTATATCGGTAGATATAATATACTACTTCAAAGGATATTCAGACAGGATGGTGACTTTGGCTTTTGTAAATTGTCGATATGCCGTCTTCCAAGACCGCAGTTTTCGAAACCAGCCCATTTTCTCGTGGACCGGCATTCTGGATAGCTGTGATGATGCTGCACGAATCATTGGAATTTCTGATTTATCCATAGCAGCGTGCTTCAAAAGAACTAATCTTTTGCCATCATCGTCCAAAAGGAGGAATAGTTCTGGTCTTTTCGCTGGGTCAAAATTGATAAAGAGGAGTTTCATGTGGTTGGTAAGCGTTTAGTTGATGATAACACTGTTCAAGTCGGCGCTACACCGGCTGTAGTTGTCAAGCTAAATATACCTACAATGAGTGGTGAAGAATGGCCCAACTCTGGCGGCAATTGCCTTGAGTATGAATTCACTGCCATGCTTAATGGTGGTGAGCAGGTCAGAGCGAAATTCTCTGATCCTCACTTCACTATCTACAAAAACTTTGTTGGAAACGACTATTTCCAATATAGCCGCAATGAAGCCAGAAGCCCAATAGAACTTGAAAGTTTGGTCCGTTGGAATACTAACCTGAAGACTGCGAAGCAGTCACATGCGTTAGTGACAATGGCACCATCTAGTACCAAAAATGCATCAGAAATAGAACTGTTGGCTGTTGATTTCCCATCATATTTACTTGCTGCTGGCGATGCCGGTGGTGGAAGCTATCAAGGAAATGTATCATCAGTCATTGAACAGGTAATAAAGAAATATAGCAAGGATAAGTGTAAGGTTAAATTCGACGGTAAAACGAGAGATAGCGAATTTAACAGATGGTGGCAATTAAGAATGGACCCAAAGACATTTATATTGTCTTTGCTCGAATGGTCTACTAGCCTGTCCGATAATAAAACTAGATGGTTTCTATATCCAGATGGCGATACTCTTATTATTCAAGAGCAAGCTGCTGTACAGTCGCAAAATAGAGCAACATACGAATGGAGAGGATTTGGCGGAACACCGGACGGGAAACCTGGTGATATATTAGAATGGGAATTTATAGGCGACAACGCACTGCAACTACTAAACCAGCAGCTTGTCACTAGCGGCATGTCGTCTATATCTGGGCAATATTTCGACCAGTCGCAATACAAACAGAACAAGGATGTTGTTTACGTTGGTGATTCGCAAACAAATAAAAAATACAAGCCAAAAACCGATGGCTCTGGAACTTTAGGGAACTCAACAAGATTGTTGAGATCGTACTACAAGCCGAACGATGAGGCTGATCCGCAGTTGAACACTGTCGGTTGGACGGCGATGCCATCTATCCCAGAATTTTCCGCTGGTGATATGGGATTGAGATATCGAGACTTTATAGATGGTAGAGCAAGAAATGCTTATTTATCATCAAGCTCAACGCTGTTACGCATGAGAGTCAGAGTGTTAGGACATTATATTTGGTCTGGTTCTGAAGGACTTGGCGCTGATACGATTTATATATCATTAACGTCATCATTGCCGGGAGGGCCACCATATTTTGTTCATGGCAACTGGATAGTTTATGGTTTTAGCCACATCTATCATCCCGGCTCATGGGTCACTGACTTGTATTGTTACAGATTGGACAGAGACGCAACTGCAACAGCTGTTGGTAAGGGAGCATAATGGCAGACGACATCAACAGCTACGCTTTAAATTTGGCGTTTCAACTTCAGACAGCACCGGCTATAGCTAGTCTTGGTGACATCTTAAGTTCTATCAACAATATACAAAATGGAATCCAACGTGTAGCGAATATATTGGCTGCACCTGTTACTAAATCACTGACGTTTGTACAGGAGCAATTTACAAAGATCGCTGCTTCGACCGCTAATTTATCTGTTGCGACTACTAAAATAGATGGCGATCTCGCATCAATGCAGACACAATTTGATAGGATCGCACGCACTAACGATGAGATGTCAAAAACGACATCGAAACTTGAATCTGACTTGACGGCTATCCAAAAACACTATGGTGAAATCGATAGACTGACTACGAAAACATCCAAGCTAAATTTGAAGTCATTTTTAGACTTCGACAAGATACGTAAATGGCTACCGCAGATGTTGAAAGATGATAAGCTTATATCTGCTGAGACTATCGCACAAGCAAAACACCAAGCTGACATAATGGATTCTGTGCAAGAGATATCAAAAGCGCCAATTGATGTGTTGGCTGGTGCGTATGCAGGTACAAGCCAACATATAGCTAGCATTTGGGAATCGATTAGCGAAACAGATAGAGATATTATTGGCAGGGGCAGCCAGCACGTCAATATTGGATCGCGTGTTGCAGCTGCATGGAGTACTATTGTTGATCTTGGTGGCAAGGCCAACAAACAAAATAAAGAATGCGTAGAATCAGGCGGGCGTGTCGCAGCAGCCTGGGACAAAGTTTCTGGCGGTGTTAGGACGACGATATACGATTTCGCCAGTATGCTTGTTGGTATTCAGGCAGCCAAAATGGCGTTTGCCGGTTTTGTTGATGAAGAAGTAAAATTTAGCACTGCTAATTATCGGCTATACGGGCAGCAAAAAGAAATCATAATGCAAGTCAATGCGACAACGAATGCATATGGCTTGATGCGCAAACAGGTTCTTGAAGCATATGTCGGTATTGCTGCTTCAGTTCGAATGAATAAGACAGAATTGGACAAGATGGTCCAGACTAATGTCCAATTTTCTACTATACTAGGGGTCAACCAAAAAGATCTTGGTGCTTGGCAGCGGTCGATGTCAGGCATTGGCATAGGTGTAAAAGAATCAAGAGCAATATTAAGCAATTATGTTTCTACGATGCGTGATTTAGGGATGACTGCACAACAGCTATCGCGTATTCTTAACGAACAAACTAAAAGTGCCGCTATGATGGGTTTTGTGTATGGGACTAAAGGCACCGAGCAATTAAATCAGTTTACTGCCGCTATAGGTGGTTTAGGGAATGCTTTAAATATTTCAGAGGAGGATGTTAGTTCGATAACCAGCAATATGCAGAGGTCGTTTGTCGACTACGCAATGCAACTCGGGGCATATAGTTCGTTATCAGCAGAGGCACTATCACAAATAGCTCCAGAAATGAGGGAAGCTGCAAAGGCACAAAGCGGCTTATCTAATGTAATGGCTGAGGCAGGTAATATAGCTAAAGGTGTAAACCTTGAAACTCGTGAAGGTGCTGCTGCTGCAGCAAAATCGTTAGACGCTCTCGGTAGACAGTTTGGGTATACTGGCAATGATATGGTCAATATGCTCAGAATACAGAAGGCATCCGCGAAGGATTTGGGCGACGTTTGGACGTCCGCAAATGGCAAGATAATTGAAGCAGCTGGGACAGCACACGATAAAGTTAGAGATGGTTTGAAGGGCGAAGAACGAATAGCGTATGATTTTAGACAGGCTACTGATTCATTAGCCCAACGTTTTCAAATGGCTATGGGAGGAATTCATACCGCTTGGAGCAAAGTGATGATACTTATCCAACCAGGTATCATGCTTCTAATAGATCTTTTGGAATGGTTTGCATGGACGATAAATAAAGTAGCGGACCTTGTTAGGCTTGATTTCTCGTCAGCATTCGGTCTAGCCACTAATGCCGTTAATGATACGACTGTAGCAGCAAAATCATCAATGACCGTATGGGAGCGTGTATGGGGTGTCATTAAGGGCCTTGGTGTTGTTATTGCTGGCCTAGCTTTCGCTTGGTGGATTTTAATTCCTGCACTTGGTGCTGGCATTGGCTTATGGCGGGGATTTATGGCCGCCATATCTGTACCGAAAATGCTAGCCATTTCTGTGGCAGCTATGGCGATTGGCGGTTCTATTCTAATGGTAGCATCAGCTTTGAAAATATTATCTGAAATCAATTTTTGGCCGCTTGTTGGTGCTGTGATTGTATTGTTAGCCGTGTTGGCTGCGGTAGTTGTTGCCGCAAATGCTCTTGGAAATCCAGCAGGCATAGCTGGTGCATTGGCATTAGCAGCGGTCATGATCACGCTTTCTGTTACTGCGATTGCTTTGGCATATGCATTCAGCCTTGTTTCAGAAAGTTTAGTAGCTTTGTATCAAGGCGTTGGCGGCGGTTGGAATTTGGTTGGTTTTGGCCTTGCACTTACAGCGTTTGGTGTTGAATTAGCTCTAGCAGCAGTGACAATTGGTGCAGGCGCTTCATTGATGGCATTGGCTACTATTCCACTAGTGGCTGCAATGGCTGGCCTAAGTGCAGCTATGTTTTTAATTAGTGATAACGCTGTCGCAACAATCAACGATCTAAGTGATGGAAGATTACAGCGTTTTGGTACTGCTTTAGCAAATTTGGCCCCTGGTGTTGCGGCGTTTATCGCATCGATGGGTCTTGGTATCAAGTTTTCATCTGGTATGGGTGGCCTTAGTTCTGGTATTAACAAAATTGATCCGGAACGTACATTAATTGTCGGACAATCACTATTAACGCTCGGGCGTGCACTAGAGATGGTGTCGAAATTCAGCATTAATAATCTGTCAGGTATGGCAGGGTCGATAGCTACGTTTGCTGATTCTATAGCTAATGCATTTGATGCATTGAAATCATCTGTCGATAGGGCGGTTTTCGGAATTGTCGCTGGTTTGTTTGGTGTTACGCTTGTGATGTGGCAGTTACAAGGACAAATGACATATGCATTTTTGGATTTATTGCTCGTGATCCCGATTATTACTGCTGTCACTGATAAGATCGCAGACGCAATCGAGTCGGGACAAAGCAAAATAAAAGGCCAAGTCGATGCATTGAAATCGTCGTTTACTATTCTAGAGATGCTATCAAGTAAATTGGGCGTCTCAGCAACAACAGAAGAGCCTGATAAGAAAAAGGTTATGGCCGAGACAGTTTCTACTATCCAGGTCAAGACTGAGACAGCTGGCAGTGTTGCGAATCGATGGCAAGAAGAGATGCAACAACGTCAGATCGATGTCATGGATACTATTGCTGCCGCTGTGCAGAAAATCAGTGGTGGCAATATTGATGACGTCGGCACAATCAAGACATTGTTGCAAACGTATCTCCCGAAAATGGGCGAATCGCCATCAAAACTTAGCTCAAGATTGAACAGTTGGCAGTAATATGGCAGCGAACTTATTACAACTTGATGTCGATTTAGCAAATGCAGTTCATTTTAAGATTGGATATGCTAGTCCAATCACAATAGAATTTCAGTTTCCGCCAAAAATTCTAGTCGATAACAGGAGCGGGAGCTGGGATGAGGTAGAGCTACCTGGGGACCAGCCCATATCAATTTATAAAACGTCTGGTGCTAGGAAACTATCATTAGAATGGACGTATGTCGTCGGTGCTACGTCGGAATGGACAGTCGACAAGGTAAGAACACAGATAACAGCACTTCGTAGTTATTATACAAAGAAAGCTGGGACAACACTTGTCGATAATTTTATAGTTAAGTTCTTAATATGGAAACTCGGCGGTCAAGATGAAATGACCTTTAGGCTTGGCAATATAGATGTTTCACATGGCAAAGCACTTTACGTTCCAAGCGGAAATGTAAATCTTGCACATCCTGTCATTACAAATATAAAAGTTGCTATGCAACCTTGGACGAGAGGTGGCGATCCAGATAAAACAAGAGATATATTGACAGGCAAGTTTAAAGACAAGGACACAATAAGCAAAATAGATGTCAAAAACTTGCAAGAGAGCATTTTACAAGGATGGCAATAATGGAAATGCAACCATATTCCAGGTTTAGTCAGACTGAACCGATTTTGTTTGATGGGTGCGAGACATATGGCAGATGGAATAACCCACTCAGCTCTGCGGTATACAACAATTTGATAGTGGTTGTCGTTGATAACAGATATGCAGGAAGGCCAGACTTAATAGCGAACGTGTTATATGGCGACTCATCGCTTGATTGGGTTTTGATTACCGTAAATAATGTTACAGAAACATTGAACTGGCCGAACGCCGGTGACACGATCAAAGCCCCGAATCCGACAATAATGACCGGCGAGCTATTATGAGTGACAACGCAACTATTGTTTTAGATAGATTTTTGAATGCCCGCGAGCGTTCTTTGGACGCTCGTTTCCCCGGCATATATAGAGCATTAGTGGTAGAAACAAATGATCCATTGAATATGCACAGGATCAGGTTCAAATGCCCAGAAATGCACGATTGGGATTTAAAGCCAGAAGAATGTCCGTGGGCTGTATCTCAATTTCACCTTGGTGGTAAACGTGCTGGTTCTTGGACATCTCCATGTATTGGCGATTGGGTCTGGATTGGTTTCGAGAAGCAACATCCATATGGGCCTGTTTGGACTGGCTTTTGTACGCCTACAAGACGAAAATTCTATCCATATCCAGCCGTTTATGGCGTGACACCATTACCAGTTGATGCGGAAGGCACAACTACTGAAGCACCAGACGATTATAACAAGGACTATCTTCCAAAAGATTCAAGGCCGATGAGTACCGGCTCTTCAGACCGGTATGGTAATCTTGATCTTAGCAGCTCTGTTGGTTTCTTTCCCGCTGAGCATAAGGAGCAACCACCAGGCCCAGATAACGACCCGCTACAATCACAGACAAGCACAGATAGCAACGGCAGCAAAACGCCATATAAGCAGACAACTTTGCCACCGGAGATGAATAATCCCGATGCTAAGTTTATGGTTCGATTAAGCAAGTATGGTCATCTATTATTAATGGGCGATCAGGGATATCACTGGCAGATAGCTAGTGACGGATCTGATAGCTCAAAATCGGATGCTGGTGAGTTCTATGGTGATGTAGAAAAAGACGAAAAATGGGAGATAGCACGCTGGAAATATCTGCAAAAGCTGATTAATGAAGACGCAGCTCGTGGTACAGATCAACGTAGGATGATGTCGCTCACTCGTTATGGCCACAAGTTAGAGATGCGTGATGTCGGATGGAATAAGACACGCGATGGAGAGTATGGACAGCCTCGTAAGATATCAGATAGCACCAATGATGAGCGATGGGTGAAATGGCGCACGAAAGGTGGAATGCTATTTCAAATGTCTGATATCGGCTTCGATCCTATTGATGACGATTTCGTCAAGCGTAAATTGCTTGATGAGACCGGGACGAAGACAGAGCACGAAAATCAATATTGGAAGGGCGATGCACGCTGGATACGGTGGGTCACTCGATATGGCATTAAGCTTGTGCTTGATGATCGTGGCTCTGATACAAAACATGCCGACAGCCAAGAAAATCCGCGTGCTCGTGGTGTGTTGATTAAGGGACGTAGAACACCTGGAGCACAAGGACAACAAGTAGAAGGGAACCCGAGAGGATTTTACTGGGAGTTTAACGAGCGTGATGAATTAAATCAAACGACTTGGGGCAGCCCTCTTGGTATAACTGCACAGCTCAACGATAAACTACAATATTTCATGGTAGGATCTAAACCATGGTACCCTATGCCATGGGCTGGCATCAAGGCCAATGAGTTTTTAGAAGATTCTCTTGTTGCTGATGATACAGAGCAGATCTCATATCATATGAAGCTGGACTTGCATAATGAATACCTGCGATTAAAGACCGCTGGTGGACACGGGCAGCCACCATGGGGCAATATAGTTAATCCAAGAGCGCGAGTTGGAATTCAGCAAGGCATAGAATGTAGAGATGGTAGCGTTGGCGATGACCCATGGGCTGAATTTGTCGATCTTGATGCTAGAGGGCTATGGTTTTCTGGCAAGAAGAGGCTGACAGTATGCAGAGCTAGACAATATCCAGACGCCATTAATATTTGTTGGTGGTTTGACGAAAATAAACGCGAAATAATCATTAGAAATGATGAGCAGGGCAAGATTCAGATAGTCTGTGCCGGTGATGTTGAGGTGGTGGCTGGACAAGACGCTAAAATATACGCAAACCGCAATATTTCTATGCGTAGTAATAACGCGGTTACATTAATGGGCGGTAGCGGGATGCTCGAAATAGATTCTAATTATATCAAAATCAATAAGGTTCTGCGATGGAAAGGATATGATTCGTTTATACCGATCCAGCCGCCAGATATTCCAATTCCGTCTGATATTCCGCAATTGCAACCAAACAATCGTGGTGCTAGGTATAATAAGGATTTAGAGTACAACAAAGATATAAAGTGATCATAACATATCCAACAGCGTTGTATGCGTCTGTAATCCCGCAATCTGCGTCGGATAATGGCAATATCACATATATCGTAAGTATGACATCGCCGCCGAAAGGCCCGCTTACGGAGATTCAACTACCTGCAGCGATAGAATTCCGACAACGGAAACCAATTGATACAAAGAAACCAGATGGTCAGAGAATATACACTAATACCTTATCAAACGCATCATCTATAGGATCTGCAAAAAAGCAATTTGAGGTAGGGCAAATTCTCGAATTTGGTGTGTCTGATAATTCAACGCTACAACCGATGCTGGCCTCAAATCCTTTGCAGATTAGGCATGATACCAATATATTGGATCTGTTATCACTTGGAGTATCACAAGAAGACATTATTGCTATAAATGATTCCGCCGACAACCAGTTTACAACCCTCAATGCTGAATTGAGTGTCGTCAGACAGGCTAGAATTGATACTGAGACCAATATAACGGAGAATCAGAAAAATCAGAACGAGACGAAGAAAGCCATTGCAGCGCTTGAACAATTAGTCCAGTCTGATCCATCTTTACAACCAGTTTTAGATTCTCTGAGATCGAAGTTAGCACTGTTTGTAGTACAAATGAATGCTTTGGTTGTGATGGCGAACGAACAAGCGAACAACGCCACAGATTTGGAAAACAGAATTTTGGCAGTAGCACAGATGGTGAGATGATGAAAGCAACATATTTCGGCTTCAATCCGCCATTCCTTAGTGCTGTGCAGACGTCTGCTAATGTGAGTAAGTCGGATTCTCAGCCAAATCGATATCGAGGTATATTACCACGTCAATCTGACTTGCGTCTTGTGAAGAATGATGTGCTACAATTACTGCTTACAATACCCGGCGAGCGGGTGCAAAGACCGTCATTTGGTACGACTTTGCGATCTACTGTGTTTGAGCCCATGACCGACAGAGTATTATCTGACTTACGCGCAAATATACTGACTGCGTTGGCAGATAATGAACCGCGATTGATTGACGTCGATGTACAATTGCAAACTGTTCCTGCAGATCTGTTATTAAATGTTACAGTAACGGGCAGAATGAGCTATAGTCCAACGGAACAGTTCTTACTCAATACAGCAATACCTGCGCCAGGAGCAGCGACATGAGTGATGAATTAGAAAACACAATGTTCAAATTGCCGCTGACGCCTGATGAATTCAACGTCATGCTGCCGCCAGCTAAACTTCGCCGTATTGATTTCAGTGCATTAGATTTCGATACATCAAGACGTGCGATTATAGAGTATATCCGCACTTACTACCCAAATGATTTCAATGATTGGGTAGCTCATAGCGGTATTATGATGTTGATAGAGACGCAAGCAAATAACGTAGCAAAATTGAGCTTGCGGTCTGATATGCTTTCAAACGAAGCATTTTTACCAACATGCCAGACAGAAACAGCTCTTATAGAACATCTGGCACTGATAAACCAAACAATCAAATCGCAGACACCGGCGGTTGTTGATATAGAAGTCGCAGTACAGACGGCACTGACAATAAATATCGACATCACTGCTGGTGCAAGGTTTACTATAGCTGGCCCAGACGGACAACCATTGTATTATGAATTATTTCGTGCACCTGGTGATTTCAAAAGCCCACTAACTATTCCTGCCGGAAAACGCGGTGTCATAGGATATGGCATTGAAGGTAGGTTCGCAGGACCGGCTAATTTGTATAGTCCAGGAGGCCCAAACCAAGCTTTTTCTATCAAGGTTGCTAATATACTACAAGAGCCGATAACTGTTGATGTCTATACCGGTGATTCTCCGGTATCGTGGACTGTTACAACAAATCCGCTCGAAACATATTCAGCAGATGCAGAAGTTGTAAACATCACATATTATTCTGATAGAATCGATCTGTTGTTTGGTGACGACATCAATGGCAAAGCACCTCTAGCTGGTCAGCAAATTGTAGTTAATTATCGTGTCGGCGGCGGTGTAAGAGGCAGAATAGGTAGTTACGCCATTAATGAATCGAGATCAATATCGCCTTCGTCGCCAGCAACCGCACCAGTCCAAGTAACGTTTAGAAATTTGGTTGCAAGCTCTGGTGGAACTGACAGAGAAACAATGGAGCAAGCAAAGAAGCGAGCACCACGTGATTTTGTGGTGAGGGCATTCGCTTCTGACAGACCAGCAAGCATTACGACCAGCTCAGATTACGCACAGGTTGTTAGCAGTTTTGCAAGCCCTGTATATGGCTCTGTCGCAAAGGCAGTGGCTACCGTTCGAACAGATCTAAATGCAAATTTGGTCGAACTATACATATTGGCGTACGGTGCAACTGGATTAGTCACACCAAGTTTGGGGCTTAAACAAGCAGTCCAGACATATGTAAGTGGCTATAATGTATTGACTGATACCGTCAGTGTTCTTGATGGTGCAATTAAAGCTATTACTACTGATATGACTGTTGTAGTTAGTAAGAATGCTGACGCATCAGTTGTACGAACGAATGTAAATGCAGCTTTGGATACGTTCTTTAACGTAAATAATAGAGACCTCGGGCAACCGCTGTACGTATCAGATGTTATCGAAACCGTATCGAAAGTCGACGGGGTTTCATATGTTGATCTGTTCAGCCCAGCAAACAATATCCTTCAAACCAATAAACTCGCCGACCCGACTGATACCACTGGTGTTGGTATAAATGAGATAATTGTGGAAGGCGATCGTAACGTGAAGTTCTTCTATGAGAAATCACGAATCTAATTTATCATGAGCATACCAATTGGACCTGTCCAAGGCAAGATCTGGGGAAGTACACAGAGTATATTCTGTTTCAATGGTATAGATGTCAATAGACTTATATCAATTGCAAAAGGCTATTGTTCAGAGCATTGTCATGCATGTAAATTCTCTCGATTTTTTGTTTTACGAGGGAAGATGAAGGTCACTATTTTTAGTGGCGACATTGCAGACGAGATCGTGCTGACAAGCGGAATGTGCACAGATGTTCCACCAGGAGTATGGCATAAATTCGAGGCTCTAGAAGATTCTGACACCATTGAAATTTATTGGGTTACGCTAGATAATAATGATATTGAAAGACGGACTACCGGTGGAATCTCTACCGAATAAATCGCACGAGCTGACGCTAAACGGTAAGATTATTCCGATGTGGCTAATCGTATTCGATCAAGATCCGACAAAAGCATATCTATGTGCGTCGAAAAATAAAGTTTTAGCTTCTGTCGAGGGGGCGATTCGCGGTACGTATGGCGACGAATCAGATTTGCTGGCTCCGCCAGTCATACGTGAAATAGATAGAACTTGGGGGCAATCGTTTATCAGCCTGCGTTGCCCTCCGTCATTAGATTTATTTATCCATCGATTAGAAATCGATAAACATAATCCTATATGCAGGATATTACTTGAATGTTATGACGCTTTGCCACACGATACGCTACGCACTAAAATAGCACAGCTATTTGTTGATGCACTGGCTTAAGCAGATATATCTTCTATTATTTTGCGTTTTAAATCACGTAGTACGCTTGCTAAGATCGTCGCTTGATCGTATATATGCCCATGATTGTAGATAAATGGAGTTGTCGGGTTTTCGGCATCGACGACAATAGCTATCGCAATCGGTACTTTGGCCTCTTCACAGACTGTGCGGAATTGAGTCATAAAAAAGTCAAATCGCTGTTCAAACTCTACCCGTGCGTCAATCGGTGGTGCTTCCTCAGCAGTTTTTTCTTTGGGGTTCTTGATGCTGTCTTTTTCTGATTTCGCCATGAGTGTCTTCTTGTATTAGAGTAGTATCAAAAAGGCGTCCAAATGACTCAAATACTAGAGCCCTCAACAGCTACGATGCGAACGTGGAAGTGGTGTCAAGAAGCGTTCGCGGCGCAAGGCGTAAAACTAACATTCCCAAAGAATACCGACCCAAAGAAGACTTATCAGTGGAGATATGTGACAAGGCTTGCTAATAAGATAGATGAATGGGAATTAGACAGACCAACAGCGAAAGCGTTTATAAATTTTGCTGTTGGTTATGTGAAAGAAAAGAAATTATTGCATAAAGGCTTATCTGTATTCTTTCAGGGCAATATGATGGATATATGCCTTGATCGTATGCAGAAATACGCATCCAGTTCTTCTGATCGCATTACACAGCTGAACTCTGTACATAAATTTATTAATGATAGGCGTAATGGAAGGTCGGCTGTTGCTTTACTATTGAGTCGCGAATCATTCGGCAAGCTGCGAAATATTGTAAGGTGGTATAAAAGTGGAGATATCACTGAAGCGTACTTGTCTATGTCAGCTGCGTGTACCGAGGCTTTATCAAAACTTGCTATAGTCGCACCACATGAGCGTATCTTGCTGCCGACAGAATCAGAATTGTGTTGTTTGGCCATTGATCTTTCGAAAGATGGCGATTTTCGAGCAAAAGCAAAGTCAATATTGAATAATGATTGGAGAGTCATACCGTGTTAACGACGAAGCAAGCACCAAAGCCTTACAAAAATCCAGTTTCTAAGAATGGTCGTAAGACTGTTAAGGACGATTCGCCGTTTAAGCTCGATCCAGATTTTTTAGCCAAATTTGTCGACAAGAAACCAAATTTCGGATACAATGGCCTCGGCGAGTTTGTTTTCTATCGCACTTATTCGCGTTTGAAAGAAGACGGCACAAAAGAGACATTCGCCGATACGCTACAGCGGGTTGTCGAGGGTTGTTATGAAATCCAGCGGGTGTGGTGCAGCACTAGCAAGAAGAGTGATGACGATAAAAAGAAGAGCGACGACGACGATGACGATAAAAAGAACATAGCTTTCGGTGGCATGGCACTGCCGTGGACGCGGGCAAAAGCACAGAAGTCCGCGCAAGAGATGTTCCAACGCATGTGGGACTTCAAATTCCTCCCACCAGGACGCGGCTTATGGGTAATGGGAACTCCGCACATGTGGAGGACTGGATCTGCCGCTCTCAACAATTGTGGTTTTTGCAGCACACAAGATATTGAAGAAGATCCAGCATGGCCATTTTGCTTTGTTATGGATATGTCGATGCTTGGTGTTGGCGTTGGCTTTGATACACGCGGTGCGAACAAAATCACAGTCGTTAAGCCGCATGACGCAGAGACTCAATGGGAAGTCGAAGATTCACGCGAAGGATGGGTTGACTCATTACGAGTATTAATTGAGTCATTCACGAATCGCCCAGAACTTGGGACAATCAAGTACAACTATTCTCTTGTTCGCCCCGCTGGGGCTGAGATCAAGGGATTCGGCGGCAAGGCTAGTGGCCCAGGCACATTGCAAGACCTTCATAGGATGGTCATCAAGCATTTTCATAATATCTTAAGACGCAAAAGCCAGCTGCTTACCAGCGTCGATGTTGTTGATATCATGAATTTCATTGGTAGGTGCGTTGTCGCTGGCAATGTTCGCAGATCGAGCGAAATCGCATTAGGCGATCCTGCCGACTGGGACTATATGACGATGAAGGATAAGACTCTCTATAGTGAACAATTGAATTCTCATCGTTGGGCTTCGAATAATTCAATTTTCGCTACAGTTGGTATGGATTATCATAGTGTAGCAAAACAGATTGCTGAGAACGGCGAGCCTGGGTGCTTGTGGCTTGATAACGTACAAAACTATGGCCGCATGGTTGATGGTCGCCAAGAAGGAATCGATAAGAGAGCGCTTGGTACAAATCCATGCGGTGAACAGTCTCTTGAGGATGCTGAGCTTTGCTGCCTATGTGAAACATTCCCTGCTCATCATGAAGACGCTGAAGACTACCACCGAACATTGAAGTTTGCTTATCTGTACGCTAAAACAGTTACGCTGTTGCCGACACATTGCAAAAAGACTAACGCGGTATTGCTTCGCAATAGACGTATTGGCTTGTCGCAGAGCGGTATTATCCAAGCATTTGCAAAATTCGGCCGTCGCAAGGTTCTCACCGATTTCTGCGGCAAAGGATATGAAGTAATTAAGCACTGGGATAAGATTTATTCTGAGTGGCTTTGTGTTAGTGAATCGCTTAAGCGTACAAGTGTAAAACCAAGCGGTTCGGTATCGTTGCTAGCCGGTGCTACAGCCGGTATTCACTTCACAATTGCTCCGACAAGATCATACTGGCGTAATGTTCGCGTTTCTAGCGACAGCATTTTATTGAAGGCTGTTATAGAAGCTGGATATCATGTAGAAAAATGTATTACAGACGATAAGACCAGCATTGTACGCTTTGGGGTATCGGAACCAAATATTCCATCTGTCTGTGAAATATCAATCTGGCAACAGATGAAAAATGCTGTTGATTATCAACGATATTGGGCCGATAATCAGATATCATGCACAATACAATTCAGACCAGAAGAAGCAAAAGATTTACCATATGTCTTAGAAGAGTTCGACGATGAACTCAAAGGCATTAGTTTTCTACCATACTTAGACCATGGATTTCCGCAGTCGCCATATCAGCCAGCTACACCAGCAGAAGTCGCAGCATATAACGCTAAACTTAAGCCTCTTAATTTTGATAAGTGGTTTTCAGAAGAAGCCGCCAAAATGAGGAAAGAGGATGCTGTCGGCACTAAATTCTGCGATGGCGACGTTTGCCAGATTTAATATGGAACCTATTAGAGGTTTTTGGGTAGCTCCGATAAACGGCAGGTCGATGTATCTAATCGGTGAGCGTTGGTTTGATAAAAAGGATACTGATGCGATCTGTGCTGGAAAGAAACCTTATGTCTTAGATGACGGCACCGAGCGTTTTTGGAACGGGAATGCTTGGTCGAACAAGGCCAGTTAGAATAGCTTCTTTTGCCCAGGCAGATCTTTTGTTTTCTTTGGTTTCACTTTCGGCCTGTGAAACCGTGATTTGATGAATTTACTACCCTCGACACTACAGTCATTAAATATTATTTTGGATTCGTAGCCAGCAGCAACAGCAGCTCTGAATCTTTTTCTAGAATGCTCATATAGATATTTGTTGCACAAGAAATAAATATCGAATACTCTAGATCTCCCTTTTTGATTGACTCTCGCTGCTCTGGCTATCCTCTGTTTGAATTCTGAGGCCAATTTACCACCGGTTGCAAGTATCAGATTTTCACAACCGCCTTTTAAATCTAGTCCGCGTCTGACATTTTTGCCGCCAATCAGAACTTTCAACTTGCGTGATTCAAAATCTCTTAATATTTCCGGTCTTCTTTTTCTTGACGTCTTACCGTGAATAAATTCGGAATCTGGGATTAGTTGCTGCAGCGCATATCCTAGATCGTCACGCTCGACCAGTATCAGAGTTCCCTCGTCTGTAAACCTTTTACATAGTGCCGCAATGAATCGATGAAATTCTTCGTTGCGAACCATCATTTCTTCGACGGCGATATCAAAGGCAGAAGCATCATTTTTGTTTCCTTTTTCGCCAAAAGCTAGTGCATAATATGATATAGGAACAGTCAGGCCGGTCTTTTCAACATCTTCTCTATTTTGAACGTAGATGACCGACCCCATATGCTCTTGTAAGACCAAGTTTTCGACAGGCTTATCTGCGTCATACGGTGTTCCGGTCATGCCGTATCGACGGCGGCCATTAAACCAATATCTAAATAGATTTTTATAGGTTGTAGATGTAGCTAGATCACATTCATCCACAAGAAGCATCTCACACGTTCCAATCAGCTTATGCAACGCATCGGCTTTTTTGCATCTGCTGCGGAACCCTTTGAGCTTTATTTCATAATTTTTATATGCTTTTTCGAATTTCTTCTTAGCTGTTCCAGACTTGCTATCTTTGAAGTTTTCTAATAATGGCTCTTCTGGGCGATGCTTCGGTTTTACCAATGATTGTATCGACCCAATAATAATTAATTGGCCAGATGGCATCTTACCGGCATAAAACAACCCAGGTTCTTGACACACATCTCGAAGCTTTAGTCGTTGTTTAAGTTGTTCTATGACTTGGATCTGTTCCGCTATAATAGCGGTTGGACATGGCAGAGCTTTGCAAACCCCTGCTATTAGTTCGCCTTTGCCGCCACCCATCGAAACATTAATAATTCCTACTTCTGTCTTATAGATTGTTTTGATAGCATCTATCTGAAACGGTTTTAATTTGATACCAGGTAGGAAGTCTTCATTAATAAGAGATTGATCGATTGGTTTATATTTTGGTTTTGGCCGCTTATCAACTACAGCTAATTGTAAATCCTTCTCCTTACACAATGCACGCAATTCTCCTAAGAAAGGTCGCGCTATGGTCTTGTTTGCTCTATTGTATTTGCGATAGACACCATCCCAGCTTGATCCGCCAGATACGTCAATAAACCTCGCACTTGGTCGTGATGCGCTGAATCTGGCGTCAACAATTTCCTCTTCCCAAGCAGTTAGATTGGATAATTGGATAGTTTTATTTGTGATTATCGTTGCAATCATGGTCCGTCTTTTATAGCAGCGTATTTGGATACACTCCTTTAAATACTTAATGTCTAAGAAGTAAATAGTTTTTGGAGGACCCTATCATGTTGATTGAAGAAGATCTAGATACTACTGATTTAGACGAATTAACGGAATTTCAGTCGGATGATGTAGAAGAAGTCTTACCCGATGATCCTGGATTATTATCAAAAAAACACTACTTCATCAACGAGATCGTAGAAGATAAGTTGCGCAGATATATCTGGACTAATTGTACAGATGTCGCTATACGCGATTCAATAATGACTCATGCACCGGAACTGATTAAGCAGATCATAAGAAAACAAAATCTGCATATGATTTATCCAGGGCAAGAGGAATCTGCTTTTGGCGATCTCGTTCAAACGGCTTGGGTTCAGGTCGAGCGGACATTATATAAGTTCAGAGCTAAGCCACACTGCAGGAATTGTTATAATCCAGATAGGCCAATCAGCTCTGCTCTATACATCCCGGCTGAGTCAGAATATAGTATAATTACGTTCGACCAATTATTCGATCCAAAATATTGTCCGCCAGGTAGTAAGAAATTTGTCATAGGTCGCAGTGGCAGGAATCCTCCAAGATGTCCGTATTGTGGAATTGCTCTCAATTCACACCCTGATGTAGAACCAAAACAAGGCACGTTTGGCGGGTCGGTAACAGTTCTATTTCGTGGTAATTCCAAAGTCTTTAATATGTGGAGCCAAGTCAGTAGGACTGTAATTTTAGCTTTTGTGAAAAAGGAGGGACGAGACAGGAAGAACGCTACAGCATATAAAGACCATCTATGTAGTACGAGCAGAGTTGACGAGGACCGTCTAAAGAGATTCTTCACGGAGGCGTCTCAAATATGCAAACATAATAGGGATCATATGCGGTGCATAGAGGCACTGTGTCATGTGATCAAAACAGACGATAAGCCGTATGACGGGTTGATTGGAAAATTAGTAGAACATTCTGGCTTGTCGCGTGTCCAGGTAAATGGCTTCATAAGATTGTTGCGGCTTCGCAGCCATGAGTTCACAGACTCACCTCTGAGCCACGAAAGCGAACACGACAAACAATTAAAGAAGCAATTTCTTTGCCAAGACGAGGAATAATATGCCAAACTTCGCATCACCATTTTCAGAACCTCTCAATGGCAGGAAATTGACTACTGAGGAATTGATTAGAGCTATTCGCTTTGTTATAGCTGCTGAATATGAAGCAGCACAGATGTATATGCAGATTGTAGAGGCTACAGACAATGAACTTGTCAAGAAGGTACTGACAAGCGTGACTGACGAGGAGCGCGTACATGCTGGTGAGTTCCTGAAGGTCCTGCACGAGCTTGCTCCGGATGAGGCCGAACATTATAAAGAAGGCGAGAAAGAAGTCAAAAAAGAGATAAAGAAAGATGAGAAGCAAGAGGTAACAGAATCGACAGAAAAACAAGATTGGAAAACTGGTATTGCTGACGGCGACGAAAAGGCTTTTTGGGAGTATGTCGTTTGCAACAATGAAGAGGATTGTGACTCTGGCGAAACTGGCGGGCTGTCGCAGAAAGAGATCAATCGTCTGAAAAAGGAGTGGGTGAGTTTAGATCCTAAAGACAAGCTGAAATGGCATAGGCTTATCGAATCATCTGAGCATATTCTACGGCTGATTGATGAGAAAACCGTGACAGCCGATGACTTTAACCGGTTCATAGCTGAAACGAGCCCGACTAGTCTTAATAAGCGGGTTCAGCGGCAGATGAAACATGACAAAATTGGGCCACAATCTTCAAGTGTAGGTCGCCAAGTCGACGACATAACAGATCATGAACCAGCTGGTCATAATGATCCAACTACTACTCTACGCGGCAAGCACGCGCTACGGAGGCAAATCAAGCGTAATAAGGCACATCCAGAACAATTTCGAGAGGCCATAGAATTTCTCGAAGTGAATCGTTGTAAGCCATTGGAGGAGTGCCAAGCTAAATTAGTTAATATAACAAATCCGGCAGCGTTACAAAGACTCACAGCGGTACTTGTTAAAAGGCCGGGGATAAATAAAGAGTGGCAAGATTGGCTTGTAGATCTTGATTCTGTAATATCAAAGCACTATGGGAAAGACCAATGAGTGAAGAATCTGTCCAAGGCATGGACGATGAATTACAATCTTTATTAGCTGATTTAGAACAACCAGAAGAGCCACTTGATGACGCTACAAGCGAAGCGACTAGTGGCGACGAAGTGGTTGTTTCGGCGAATACTGAACTGATTATCCCGGACCCAGAGTTGACTGATCCGGCGACCGATATAAGCGAAGCAGAATTACCAGACTTGCCGCTTACATCTGAACAGGCCCCTGTCAGTGCAGAACTTAAGTCGATTGTTGATAAATTCGATCGCGACTATGGCGAAGTCCAATCGAACTTAAAAAGCGATCGAAAGAAAATAGATTCTGTAATCGACTTATTACTTGCTCGTGTGAGAGCAAACACTGATGCTGAAACTGATACTATGTCTCTTGTCAAGGCACTTGGAGTCTTAGCTGACACAAACGGACATGCTGTAAAGCTACTAGATTCTCGGTCGAAATTATTAGCTGCAACTAAGAGCGCTACTAACGCAAACCAGACTAATATCAGTATCACCGGCGTCGATGCAGAGCTGCAGAAGATACTAGACCAGCCGCAAGATACATAATGGCAAAGCTTTTATCACATTTATCTCCGACGCAGGCTGCAGTAATACGTCGTTGTCAGCAGTCGACGATATTCTTTCTTCGGAATTTCGGCAAAACCAAGCACCCATCCGCTGGTGTTTTGCCTCTGAATCCATTCAGCTACCAGGTTAGAGCGTTGAATGCGTTCAGAAAATATAGATACAATATATTCAAGAAGTCACGACAAACCGGTGCTAGCAAGATCGCTGGAGCTTTCGCACTGTGGTTTGCAATGTTCTTCATGAATAAGACGGTTTTGATAGTTTCTCGTACAGACGAAGACGCCATCAATTTCCTCAGAGAGAACATACTTTTCTTATTTAGACATCTTCCGCAATGGATGCAGGATGCTTGGAAGCCCATTAAGGAGAATGAGCACGAAATACAGTTTCCAAATGGCTCTCGTATTCGTTCTCTTACTTCACACCCAGATGTGTTGCGGTCTAATGCTTCTTCTCTGAATATTATCGATGAAGCTGCGTTTATTAGAGATATGGGCGTGATGTGGGCAGCAGGTCAACCTACATTGATTCACGGTGGTAGTGTTATTGTCGTTTCAACGACATGCGGTGTAGGTGGTTGGTACTGGAGCACTTGGACCGATGCTGTCGCCGGATTTAACAATTTCAATCCCATCCAGATTGACTGGTGGGATATGGATTGGGAAATCCGGTATCGCGATGCAATGACCGGTGAATTGAAGGTAATCGCACCAACAGCAGGGCTACGTGATTGTGTTACTCCTGAGGAAATAGAGAAGTATGGCCAAAAATGGTCACCGTGGCTTGAAGATCAATACCGTGAATTGCAGGAGCGTGGTGAGACATGGAAGTTTAGACAAGAAATACTAGCTGAATTTGTTGGATCTGGTAGTACTGTCATTGATATGAAAGTCTTATCATATCTGCAAACGATCATTAACGATGATTTCAAGCGAGTAAAAGGGCCACAAACGTATGTTCATCCAGTAAAGAATCAGCATCTTTCGATCAATTTCAACGGCGGCAATAAGCGAGAACTCGATAAGGATGAAGGTTTGTGGGTTTGGAGAAAGCCAAACCACGGGAAACGTCCAATCTATGAAGGTAAACGCCTTGTAGATCCAGGCGAGCAGCCGCATCGATATTCTATTGGGATCGATATTGCGACCGGTAAGGGTCGTGACTATTTCGGATTACAGGTGCTTGATATCGATGCACAAGAGCAAGCTGCAGAGATGATGATACGATGTTATCCGAAAGATTTCAAATTATTAGCTGATTATATTGGCCGTTGGTATAACAATGCATTGATGGTTATAGAACGCAACAACGGCGGCGATGCATTCATAGATGATATGCGTTATGATTTGATGTATCCGAATTTGTGGCGGAAGAAAGACATAAACGACAAGCCGAGCCAGACAGCTAGAAAGAATTCTATAAAATTAGCTGAATATGGTTTTTATACAGGTCAGGCTTCGAAACCGACTCTAAATAAAGCGTTAATTGATTATTTGCATCCTGAAGGCGGCTATAAAGTATACAGCAGACGGTTACTAAAACAGTTGCAAATTTATGTTCGTAAAAAGGATAGGACTGGTCGAGATACTGATAAGACCGAAGCTGAAGAGGGACCAGGCAACCATGACGACCTAGTTATGGGTCTTGGTCTTGCTTGTATTGGTATTAATGACGCAGCCACTCAAATAATTGGCGGATTGATTCCATTCCAGGAATCAATGCAAGTTGATTTGAGCACATCTGATCATTATAGCCCAAGTCAGCTTGATGCATCTGTTTTAGCACCAGTAGGCGGATTCACAGAAGTTTCACCTGATGTCGGGATAGCCGGTGAAATCATGAAATTCGCAGAGCAATTAGGTGCGATGCCTGTAAGCTCACAAAATATGCCTCCGATATCAAATAAGAAGCACATTATAAAAGCTTAATATTTCACCTGAAAGATATTTTAGGTGAAATCATGCAATGCTCGCTCAGCTTACCATCATATGTTGTTAACAATAGCACAGAAACCATAAACTGGGGTCTTGTCTGTGAAGGTATTCCAAATATATGGAAGATCACTAAAGGCAGAAATATCAAGGTTGCTGTTCTGGATACAGGGATAGCACAACGACATCAAGACTTGAGTGGGTCTATACTCGCCAGTGCCGATTTTACAGGCAGTAAAGGCGTTGAAGATAAGATAGGTCACGGAACTTTTTGCGCTGGTATCATTGGCGCAAGACAAAATAACTTTGGAGTTATTGGAGTAGCTCCTGAGTGTCAACTGTTAATCGGGAAAGTTGTTAATGATAGTAGCGTTTGCTATGATCAAGCAGTTATAAATGGTCTTAATTGGGCTGTTGCGCAGGGAGCCGATGTTATCTCTATGAGTATAGGGACACCGCAGTCAACAGATTTATTACATAACACTATTATCGCGGCATCGCAAAAGGCATGTATCGTTTGTGCTGCTGGAAATAATGGATCGACGCTAGATGCTATAAATTATCCAGCTAGGTATCCTGAAACAATTGGTGTTGGTGCAATAGATCGTAACAAACGTCTTGCTACTTATTCATCTCGCGGAGATCGCGTCGACATCGTGGCACCTGGCGATAAAATCGTGTCGTGTTGGCCACCAAATGGTATAGCAATGTTAAGTGGGACCAGCATGGCATGTCCTTTTGTTGCTGGTATTGTCGCCTTGGTTGCCGCTGACCGTAAGAACGATGGTAGAGCGCCATTAACTAAAGATCAGATAGTTAGTTTGTTGTCCGAAGCGTCGATTAGTATCGGGCAAATCGGAAGTGGCCATGGTCTTTTAGATCCTGCAGCATTGCTACGTGAATCTGAAGAGCACTACCCGAAATAGCTGTGCTTGAGTAGATACACTATAGTCGGCTTGCCTGACCCGCCGAGAAATATATCCGTATGAAAAGATACGACAGTGAAAATTCGCGTTCTCCATATAGGTTAGGTAACTATGCCTGCTAACTGGTTAGTTTGGGATCGTATAAGAGAATTCACCCGCTCTAACCGTATCTATCAACAGGAGCGAATACTACAAGATCAGTCTTCGATTGATAAACTCGCTGTTGGTGGCGACTTTCTAGATTTTTCCAGTCAGAATGCTATTTTACAGCAAACTAATCTTCAAATCAATCGCTTGGAGAGATATAAAGACTATGAACAGATGGATCAAACTGGTGAAATCTCTCTGGCTTTGGATTTATATGCTGATGAATGTAGTTTGATAGACCCTGAATATAAGCATGGGCTGATTATTCGAGCTGCTAATCGGAGAATAAAAGAGGAATTAGAGGAATTATTCTTCGACACATTACTTGTTGATCGGTGGTTGCGTCCTGCTGCTAGATATCTCTGTAAATTTGGCGATGCTGCATTCGAAGTCGTAACTGATAGAAACCGTACCGGCGTTTCTTCTTTGCGATTTATGAATATTTATAACTTCACACGCATAGAAACGCGATTTGGCGATTTGGTAGGGTTTTTCTATCAAGACGATATGTATCCGGAACCGGTGTTTATGCACCCATGGTCTTGTATGCATATGCGTCTAACCAATTTCGAATCAGTCTATGCACCGTATGGTAGAGCTATTATAGATGGTTCGCGTAAGCCGTTCAAACAACTACGGCTAATGGAAGATGCTTCACTTATTTATAGGATTACTAGAGGGCCAGAGAAGCGAAAATACAAAATCCCGGTAGGAATGATTCCTCCTAAAGAAATACCGGAATATCTGTTGAGTATCGCTAGAATGTTTAAGCGGCAACGCTTTTACAATCCAACCACTGGGACGTTTGACGAACGGTTTTCTCCAATTGTCCAGGAGGATGATTTCTTCCTTCCAATGCGTCCTGATGGCTCCGGTCCAGATATTGAGGTTCTCCCTGGCGGCGAGAACATGGATAAAATATCTGATATTGAGTACTTCAAGAAGAAAATGATTTCTCCCTTGAAGATACCATTTGCTAGAGTCGGCATTGGAGAAGGTGCTGGCGAGCCCAACGAAAAATCGTTAGCTCAATCGGACGCTGAATTCGCCAAAGCTGTGCAATGGATTCAGTCGGAGATAGCTCTAAGCCTACAGAAAATAGGAATTATACATTTAGCTCTGCGCGGATATACAGTACAAGATATTAAAGGATTTAGCTTATCGTTAGCTTCTAGCTCGGCACTTGATGATCTCTATAGAATGGAGACATGGGCCACAAGAGTCAGCGTTATGGCCGATCTAAAGGAAATCGGGTGGTTTCCGAAGACATGGATTGTTACTCGATTTACTGACCTATCGCCTGATGAAATTCAAGAAATGGAAGAGCTGGCCGAAGAGGAATCGGCAGGTCAGGGTGAAGGAGAAGGCGGCGGTGGTGGCGGTGGTATAGGCGGCGACATGGGAGGTGATTTAGGTGGCGGAGAAGGAGATGATTTTGACATGGACGTTGATGTCGAAGCCGGTGGCGGGGAAGGTGGCGGCGAAGGCGGCGAAGAAGATGAAGGTGAAGAAGGCGGTGAAGAGGAATTTGAGATAGAAGGCAAGAAGATCGAGCGCAGAGTGATTCTAGAGATACGTAAAGATGCTCGGCGTAAAAAACGATACAGCAATCTTGTCAAGATATCGCAACGTGCCAAGAGACCATCAAATCCATTCCAATTCTTACTAGAATCTAAAGAATTAGATGGTCTTACTAGGTCTCTGCCCAAAAATGATGATATGTTGATTGAGAATGTGAATGGCAGTGACGGCCTGCTCGTGGAATGGTCAGTGCCAGAGAAAGATCGCCTTGAAGCGATAGCCGAAATTAAGAATGTCCTTAAAGGTCAACCAGTAGCTATAGCAGTTGAGAATGATACTGATATTAGCCAAGATGACCTACCCACTTAGAAGCAAACATTATTATATAAGCCAATCGAACTCTCCGAGTGTCGGAGCTGGTTGCAATCAAAGGGAGCTACTACATGGCCACTAAAGCCGAATGCCTCGTATTGGATAGCAGGAAGTTTCTTGGGACTATCAACAACTCTGCTCAAAGCAAAGTGGCTATGTATGAATCATTAGTCACCCAGCTAGGGCAACGTGTTGGAGCCAAGTGGCGACTTGCGGCTCTCAACGAGGGCAACTTGTTCATCGAAGACACCAGCAATGGCGGCTATTATGCTGCTAACCACCAGCACTTACGTGGTGGTAAGGTGAACATAACGAACGTACGCCCAATCAAGATCGTCGAGGGTCAAAAGCAATCATTGTTCGAACAGGATTGCCACGGCTTGATCAACGCCATCGAAGCGAACGATCAGCGAGCGATGCGGACCACGTTCAATAATCTCGCAGCTCACAAATTCTCTCCTCGAACACTGCCGTCATCTGGCGTGATCCGCACCCGTGATGGTGTCACCCGTCGCTTGCAGGTCGAGTCGAATGCACACGGCTGGGATGATACTCAGAAGCAGAAATTGGTGAAGGCTTTGGTCGAGAGCCTATCTGATTCTGTCGTTCTTGAGAATGGCAGGGTTATCAGTGCTAGCTTCAATAGTGATCGTCGTCAGAAGCTGCCGGTAAGTGAGTGGACATGCCGAAAGGTAGTCGGAACTCACATGCGTGAGTCAGCGAAGCAGGCTTACAAATCTGGTGGATTCCAGAAGCGGATTTATAAGATCGCCCAGTTGGTCGATGGCGACAAGATCGCTGAAGCTGTTGCTGGTATCAAGGATTTCTTGGCTGAGCAGCAAGAATTCTGCCTGTTGACACGTCAAGAGTGCAAGACACTTGTTGAGAATACCCTTGCGGCAAGAGCGGTCATGAATCAACAGCTTTGCAATGATGTTGCTACGCTGTTTTATCGCACGAACTTGAAGGTCAACCGCGACTCCATCGTCAAGGAATGGCGTGCGACTGCTGTGAAGTCGCAGCATCCGACACTCTTGGAGAATGTTAATCTTCTCGAAAAGACAAAGGATTTCGACGGAGACTACGACAAGTTCCTGAATATGACCTTCAACGAAGCCTTGTCGCCACGCGACGAGGAAGTAAAGGCATACCGTACAGCTCTCGACCTACTTCGCAACAGCCCCAAGATCCAAGAGGATGTGGAGCTTAAGGAGAAGGTCGACGAACTGATCGACAAACTATCAGAATCAGAAGTCGATGACGCCACAGTCTATCTGGTTCGTGAAACGCTGGCTTCAGCCCATAAAGAACTTGAAGCCATGGATACGTTGAATGACTACGACACACATGGCGGGCCAGAGACTAATGCTGGCATCGATGCCGGTGAGGAACTTGGCGATGAAATCGGCGATGATCTTGGTGCTGCCGCTGGTGGTGCTGGTCAGCCAAATATCGTTATCAATTCACCTCTTATCCAAATCGGTGGCACATCCGGCGCTCCGGAAGGTGGAGAAGCTGACCTTGGGGCCGACCTAGGTGGTGAAGAGCTTGGAGATGAGCTTGGTGGCGAAGAGGGCGGCGAAGAAGATCTTGAAGCGCTCGGCCTTGGAGATGAGGAAGAGGGTGAAGAGGGTCTTGATGATCTCGGACTCGGCGGTGAAGAAGAGGACGAAGACGTCAATATCAATCTCGACAGCAAGCAGAAGACCGAGACGCCGGTGTCAGAACGTGTTGCCCGTAAGGCTCTCGGCATGGCAGAGGATAAGGAATGGCTCAAGAACAAGATCGCCGAGAGAGAAGGAAACAAGGACGAGGGCGATAAGAAGGATGAAGGTGGCGAAGAGGTCGACGAGTGTGAGATGGAGTGTGATGAAGACGCCGATCCGTACGCAATGGGCGAATCGGTTGAATTCACCTCAAGCATGGGCATTGACTACGGGCGATCCATTCTCCGCGATGAGATGAATGACGTAGTTGCAAACATGTTCAAGCTCGCAGAATCCAAGGATGTCGATCTTGAAGACATCGACGCACACAAGCTGGCGTTGGAAGCTATTACTGCTTCTGGTTTGCGGATTCCAGAGCATCGCATAAACGCCGCTGTCGACAGTATTGTCGAGCAGTTCAATCAAATTGCCGAAGATCAATATAAGAGCGGCACTTTGATGCGTCGGCGCAATCCTCGACGTTCTAGCCTAAACAAGACTGAACGAAAGAAGCCGTCTGGCAATAGTGTTTCCGAGATCGACGACGGCACACCGCCAGAGGCTGATGCTGGTATAACCGGCGAAGGGCCGAAAAACGAATCACGTATTCGGCGTAATATCGTCTGGCTTGAGCATGACGAAAACGGCAAGGGAATCAAGGGCGACCTTGATGGTGTTCGATTCATACTCGATTACGCAGAGCCTTTTGTCATTCTCAGCGAAGACGGTAATGTGAATGTACCAATCCCTGAGAACTTGTTCGAGAGTGCGTTATGTGCCGCTGGTTTGAAAGACGGCGACAGCAAACCCTTCTCGAAGTGGTTAGCTCAAGGGATTGAACAATTCCGACCAATTACGGAAGAGGAAGACAACGCTCTCCAAGAAGCCGTTGCAACCATTACTGCTGGTAGCGATGGATCGGTTTCGGTTTCAGTCGACACCGGTGTTGAAGGTGAAGGCGAAGAGCCTCAAATCGACATTGTTGGTGTCGGTGGTGCCCAAATGGGCGGAGAAATGGATATGGGAGCTGGTGAGCAAAATGAAATGCAGCCAGTGACCGATCAAGCCATCGAACCGGAAGCACCAGAAGCCCCGGAGGCTATTGCCGATGAGATGCCTGACTTTGAGGCCGGTAATGCACCTGAACCTGAAGAGCAGCCCGAAGAGGAGATGGGCGAAGAGAAAATCGTGGAAGATAAGGACATCACTGATCCGAAAAAGAATGACTACGATACGACAAAGCAGGATCACCGCGAGACTCCGAAGGAGAAGGGCGCACAAAAGCCTAAAGGCAAAGGCAAAGAGCTAGAGGGTTTCGACTCGAACGGCAAAGTCGACGTCAGCGTTAAAGACGCTGGTGATCTCAAGCCCGTTAAGGCTGGCGAGAACAGAATCTAGTATTATGCCAAAGAGCTGGAATAACATACCAGGCGACTCGTCATACAATGTCTATCTCGACGGTGGCGTTTTGTACCTTGAGAATGACAATGAAGTACCGGGAGTAGTTCAACGTGAATTATTCCCGGTACT